GAACCAGATGTCATAGTTGTAAATGTACCAGCCGCTGAAGTTGTACCACCTATAGCAACGTTATCCATTGCTGAAGTAGCCGCACCGTCGATATCGACAACGCCGTCAACGTCTAACGTCTTACCAGAACCAATAGTAACATCGTAAGCAGAGATAGTTTTTGAAACGCCACCTGAAAGGTTAGCGCCATCAATTGTACCACCAGAAACTTTATCACCAGAGATTTGGTCGTTTGCTAGAGTTAAAGTACCACCCGAAATGTCAATTGAACCACCAGTGATTGAAACACCAGTAGAAGCCTGAACAGCCATTGAATCCAAACCTAAGTTTGAACGAGCAGTAATTTTGCCAGCGGCATCAGATGCGTCAACACCTAAACCACCGTTTGTTAGTCCTAACGCACCAGTAACTGCGTCTGAAGATGTCAAGTTAACCGCGCCATAAGCCACGCCACCTGAACCGTCTGAACGAAGTACTTGACCTGTAGTCGTAGTACCTTTGATAGTTAGTTCGTCAGAACCATCAATTTTCACATAAGTATCGTCAACATTAACATTAAACGTATTAGCAGATTTAGATAAACCATTACCTGCTGTCAACTGACCAGTACCAGTGAATTGTGTGAAGGCAATTGAAGTTGTATCAACAACGATTGTACCGTTAGTTGAACATACAAAGCCTTGGTCTGAGTTTATAGTACCTTCTTCAACAAAGAAAAAAGAACCAACAAACTCAGCGGCACCATCCATATCGTCAGCACGAGCCATAGTGGCGTCACTTGCTGTCCATATATAGATACCGTTTTCATCGCCAGAACTCTGATTTTTCAATAGAACTCTGTCGTTAGCCGCCATTGTAACACCATCAATTGATGCACCTGGAGCCGTTAGGGTTACGTTACCTGTAGAAGCCGCACGAACTGAATCTTTTACATCCAATCCTGAAGCAACTGAGTCAACATAACTCTTGTTTGCCGCATGGCTATCCGCAGTTGGAGCCGCAACATTCATGTTGCCCAACGTTGAACCGTCTGTCGTTACTTTGAAAAGTGAGTTACCTGAATCATATACGACTCGGCCACCCGACTTACCAAATTGAACGTCAGCACCGATTCCGCGAATACCAAAGTTTTTTATATCAGCCATTATTATCTCCTATAATTAGCCATTTAAAGTTTATTCCATACATAACGCACGGAATAATAAACATAGAATTACCTCAAAAAGGATTCTTTGTTTTCTTAGTTTTTTATATTTTTTATACCTCGGAAGGATTCTCAAGGCACTGCACGGAATAGTCTCATGCATTTGAATACTCGGAAGATATCTCAAGTATCGTAAGTGTTTTTCTTTATCACTTACATATCTATTTATACAAAAAGAGGGAAATGAAATGTTTAGATATTAAAAAACCCCTCGTAAGAGGGGTTTTTCTGTATAAAACTTAATACTATATTAGTATGTGAAGTCAGTTACTGTCCAACCTGCTCCTAGTGCCGTTTCTAAAGTTGCTGCCGTCCATGCGCCGTTGTTTTCAACTGCGATTCTGGCGCCACCATCACCAACTAGAACAACTGTTGCTCTCATTGATGCCGCTTCTACTAAATCTTTGATTACGATAGATGCGTGTGCGATTGTGAAATGTACTAGATTACCTGTTAGGAATTGGCCTGCTGACCAATCGTCATGAGTTTTTGTTACTGATGCCATGTTAATGTCTCCTATTAGAGTGTTATTATAAATTAAAGAACATATTCTTTAATCTTGCTGGGTGGGAATATTGTTATCCCTACACTATTATTTATCTACTTATCGTTAAAAATAACACTGTATATACTAAAAAACCCCTCTTTACGAGGGGTTTTTCATTAAATTAAATCTAAATCTTAATTAAAAAGTACAAACTGCTGATAGAGCCTGACCTAGAACTTCTGCTGAGTAACCTGAAGCATCTGGACCAGCCTGAACTGCAAAATGCATTGCGGCGCCAACGGCTCCGTCAATACCTGCAATTGTGTGACCTGCACTTTCTAGTGCTAATCTGATTGCTTTTAAAGCCGCTTGGTCGGCTACTACTGCGTCAGATACTAATATTGAAGTAACTGCACCTAGTCCTGTGCCTGCTGTTGTTTTTCCTGTTGTTGCCATGTTAATTTCTCCTAAAAGAGTGTTATTATAAATTAAAGAACATATTCTTTAATCTTGCTTGGTGAGATATTGTTATCTCTACACTCTTATTTATCTTTTTTTTATCTTTTTTGTTTAAAGTAAGAGATTATGAGTTGTATTTTCTACCCAATTTTCCTTTCTGAGTAGTATACGTTGTTTGTCCTAAACGTCTACCTAATGCTGCCGCGCCTTTATGAAGACCAATTAAAGCGCCAATTCCAGCACCTGCTTTAACTATTGGCTGATCCCACAATTTCTTTTTCGTATCTTTCTTATCATCTACGTTATAATTACCTCGTTTCTGTAATTTTAACAACGCTGGAAGAATTTCTGCCAATCTTGCTCGTCTACGAAACCATTGAACTAGTCGTGTTACTACTAATGCTCTCTGATTTTGACTTAAATTATCCCAATCTCCAACTAGTCTACGAACTGATTTTAACATACCGTCTTGGACGTTAAGTTGTCCTTGAAAACGTAACAACATACGTTGCTCAAATGATACATCAACTCTATTGTTAGAATAGTGAAGTAAAAATCTCAAAATATATGGTTTCGTTATTGTAATTCTTTCTTTTGCTATCTCATCTTTCTCATCATCACCAATATCATTGTCTTTGCCCATTAAACGATTAAGAGCCATATACAAATCAGTTCCGTTTGTTCTGAAGTAATCGAAATTTCTATAAGACATAGTACGTCCTGCTACATCTGAGGCCAACGGAGCAAAGTCATAATCTTTATTAAAGATATTCAATACAAGAAAGTGACAAAACACTAAATCAGCCGCATCATTGATATTAACATCAGATGCCATTTTCTTTGTTCTGAAAAGTCTACTTTCAGATAAAGTATTTACAAGTTCTAGTTTTTCTCTTTCGTACTGTTCCATCTATTTTCTTCCCATTTCTTCTAACATCTTTGCGTTTTCACGAGTCTTATCACTTGAATATGTGGTAAAAAACGCTGGTACAAACATATGTACAATTAAGGCTAAAGTCATCTTTAAACACTCTATCATAAACATAAACGCAAAGATAAAATGCTCCCAATAAGTCATCTTATTGGTATTAAGGTGCTTTTTTGACTCCTTAATCAACATTTCTCTCTCCATCAATATTCTATATGTATTTATCTTATGTTCTTGCGCCGCTAGTAACACGTTTGCTGTTTGGATGTCTTTTTACTACAAAAGTAGAGTGTGACATATCTTTCTTAATTGGTCTCTGCCCTCTTTTTCTTGGTTGGCAGTGTGGTATTTGTCTTTTTCCCATTGTCTTATTGTTATTAGTTAAAATTATCTCTCTGTGTTCATATTAGCCGCTGTAAATCCTGCTCTATTTACAAGTTTTACATCACTACCTACTACATATCCTTCTCCACCTCTTTCACCATTTGTACTGGCTTCGATATCTGCTGGTTGAGAATCTAACGTTTTTATAATCTTGTTCTTTGTAGTCATAACCCCTTTGATGAAACCGAATATTGCTTCAAATCCATCACTATTTTCTTGAACCCATTGAACTACTCGTTCTTTTTTAGGTCCACTTAGTTTTGATGAGTTTACCCACTCACTAAAATTCATTCCTAGTTTATCTAAATTGCCTGCTTTCACACTATTATTAATATAAGTGTAAAGAATATTTCTAAAGTCTGCCATTTTTAATTCGGCTGGCACTGCCAATAATTTATCAATTGAATTAGCATTAGATTTTAAATAACTTTCTAATCTGTCTACTTCTGGTAAGTCAACGCCTGGAGATTTAGTAACATATACTGGAGGCATAATCCATGTTTTGCCTGTTTGAAGTTTACCCATATCTACATTGCTTTTGTTACCCTCTAAGTCAATCACTACATGAACTACAATACCGACATCATAATTAATTATCTTTTGTCCAATATCACTCTTAGCATCTACTGAGTATGTAGTTACATTTGGTTTAAATATAAGTCTGCCATCTTTTGATTGCGGAGTTGAGAACCATAACAAGTCACCGTGTAAGTATCCTCTAAAATCTTTAGGTATAACACTTTCTACTGTGTTCCATATGTTCTTCATCTTTGATGCGAACTCTCTGCGACTATCTTCAATTTCACCTTTGGCTCTGTTTAAAAACATTTTCTCTAAGTCATCACCACTTGTTACTTTACCGTTATAACCTTTTGCAGTAAATCCACTTTTATCTGTAAGTACGAATTCACCATTCTCATTACGACCAAAGATAACGGCTGGTGAGCCATCCCATTTGATACTGATTGATTTTGGAGAAGTTTCTACTTGATGTAGTTTAGCAATGGCGATTTTCCCACCTTCACTGCCCGATGGTCCGTCAAGTCCTAGAACAAGGTCTTCTAAATGTTGAATTCTTGCGCCATCTTCTTTAAGGGCTTTATCCAGAAGTTTCTTCATTTTCTGATGGAAGCCTATTTGTTTATTACGAGGTTTTCTTGGTCCTCTGAATCTTCGCTCTAAGCCTGCGCCTAATATGTCTCTAACTTTCATATTACTTATTCCCGTATGGATCTTCGCCCGTTAAATGAGGACGAGCAAACCACAATCTAAACCATTCATCTGTTCCTGGTCGAATGTTATTCTTCTTCTGATGTTTAGACTTTGCCGTCCCAACATAAGAAATATTTTCCTGTTGAACATCTTCCATCTTATATGGCTTATAGATTCCAGAAAGAACTTTTAATTCTTTTATTTGTTCTTCAAATGTCATCTTTTTTCTTTGCATGAGTAATTCCTCGCTTGAACTTCCTCATATCACCTGTACGAATGCTGTTAATAAATCGCTTTGTCAAATCTGTTGCAACTTCATCATTAAATTCTCGCTGTATAAACTCAATCAAGTTTAGTGCGCCAGAGATTATATGTTCGCCTTTTTGTTCGACAAAACGCTCTGGTTCATTTGCTGAGATTGCCATTGAATTTAGTTCTTCAAATAGACTTCTGCGTGGTTTATTCGTATCTTTTTCCATTACAGTATTTATCAATTGTCATCAAATGGTGTGGCTTTTTTTGACTTTACCATGGCTCTCAAACTCAATGCTGAACCAGTTTTTTCAGGTGGGATAGCAGAATCTTCAGTAGTATCTGCAAGTATAGTTTTTCTTTTCAGAGAATCTATTACTTTTGAAGTCTGTGAATCTTGATTTCCGACTGCTAAATCATCGTCACTCAAGTCTGAATCGCTAATTCTAAGACTATCTCTGTCAAATACTAGATTTATTTTAGAACCAACACCACTTGAACTTCTTGTTTTTAGTAGTTGGAGTTGATATTGACCACGTTCTCTCATCGCATTACTTGTAAAGATACCAATAACATTATCAGCAGTTTGAATTTTAGAGATACCACCAGCAATATGAGAGTGGTCAAACTCAATTTCTTCTACTGCTGAACGATTTAATTGTGAGGCTGTAACAAATACTGTCTGTGTTTCCATCGCAAAGTTACGCATTTCTTCTGTAACATACTTATCTTTAATAAACAAATCGCCAGGAGAAACTTTTTTTGTTATTGGCATAACAAGGTCTAGATAGTCAACACATATACAATCAACTATTTTTCCTGTTACAATTTGAAGTTCTTTCAGATACGAACGCACATCATTAATTGTTGAACCCGATGGCATATATTTAATTCTAAGCATCCCTGCTTTCTTACCAACTGTTTTAACTTTTAATTCAACATCATCTAGTTCTTTAAAAATACGCCTAGTACTTTTGTCGGTTACCATTGCGTCTATACGCATTGCTGATAATTCTTCTGATAATTCTAAAGTAAGATAGACAACATTCATTCCTGCTTGTGCCCAGTTCAATGACATATTCTGCATGAATAATGATTTACCTGAACCAGAACCACCAGCAAAGATAGTTACTTCGCCTCGATTAATACCACCATAAAGTTTATCATCTAAATCTTTCCAACCTGTAGTAACTTGTCCGTTATTATCTTTTAAATTCTCAAGGCGTTTTCTTGGGTCTTCAAAATAATCTGTACCCAATGACCTAGTTAATCCAATTTGAACTGCATCTTTGATAGTTGTTTCTACTTCGCCGTATTTGCCTTCTTCAAGTAAATCTGCACTATTAACAATTGCTCTTTCAATTGCTTTGTGTCTACAGAATGTTTCGAACTCATCAATAAACCAGTCACTATGTTGTTCTATACTATCAAGTAACTCTATTACCTGTCCAGTTTCTGCTTTTATCTGCTCAACTGTTGGCATAGTTTGATATTCATTACTATATGAAATAAGAAATTTTACAACATCTCGGACTTCTCTATCAAAGTGGCGGTCATCAACAATTCCCATTATTCGTGTGAATAACTGAGGATCGGTCAGCATAAATTGAACGAACAATTTCTGCATATCTGCTGAGTAGTTTTTGACTTCTGACATTTATTTCCTAAACTTTAATATGTTTCAATAATTTTATCTGCAATACCGTGCTTGACTGCTTCTTCTGGTGTTAGCCAATGGTCAGTTTTTGGTGCTAGTAAATGCTTTCTAATGTATGGTTCTTTCTTTTTTGTACATTTCATATAATGTTCAAGTAATTTCTTATTAGTCCATTCCATATGAGAGTGTGCATCTAGCATATCGTGATATTGACCTTTTGTGCCGCCACTAAATTCGTGTGACATAACTGCTGTATTTTGAGTTAGATAACGATGTCCTTTGACACCAGACATCATAAGCATCACACCGCAAGACGCAATCGACCCCATTCCGTATGTGTACACTGGAATACGTGATTGTTTCACTACATCGATAAGATGCATACAACTATCAACATATCCACCTGGACTGTTTATATACAAATGTATAATCTTTGGTGCATCTTTTTCTGGCATTAAGTTATATTCCATAATCATCTTGACTATAGGCATACAATTTTCCTGATTGAATTCTTTATCCATATGTAAAACGCCGTTCTCTCTTAAAAACTCGCCTGGTGCTTTTGGTGGGATTGGTGGCACCGGCATTGGCGGTGGCGGTGGCATATCTGGCATCTTTTTTGGTTCGGGTATCACGTTAATTCTAATTTCTTCTTTTTTCATTTTATTATTATGCTCCTACGCTTTTTTGTGCGGTCGTTTGGTTCACCCGCTAATTACATTATTCGTGTCTTCACACTTATTTTCGTTTTATTACTTATACGGCCATCAATGATGGACTTCAAAGTATATAACTTTCCATACTCTTTTACTGAATCACATGCATCCTTAATATGCTCTTCCCAGATTGGAAATGAAACACTCCAACCATTTTCTTGTGCCTGATATATTAATTTCTTTCCTGCTGTATCTCTATCAGGACATACAATTACTTCTCCTTTAAACTGATTAATATAATCAATTTGTTTTTGTGATGCTTCGTTGCTCATTATCGCAACACAATCTAAGACTGCCGCATCAATTGTTCCTTCAACTACAATTAAAAATTCTTTATCTTCTCTAATCTTGTCAGAATTATATAAAAAATTCTTTGGTTGCTTTGTCATATATTTAGACTCTGACTTGTCTGTATAATCTCTTCCTGTATATCCTACAATTCTGTCTCCTTGTGTAAACGGAAATATGACACGATTCTTAAATCCAAATGAATTACTCCAATACGTATCTACAAAATCATATAATCCTCTATCTAAGAGATATTTAGCCGCCATAATCGCACCATCAGGTGGTGCCTCTTTATTTATTATATCATCCAACAGTTCTGAATTTTCAGGCAATTTCATATTAGCAAATGATGGAATTCTTGTTGTCTGAGTCTTTGATGTAAACACCCACGGACCTTCTGATAATTCTTTTTCTCTTATACTTTCAATCTGTAATCTCTTTATCTCACTCTCAGGAACACCAAGTAATCTCATAAATTTAACGAAATTCTTGTTAACAACATGCCCTTTTCTATGTGATGCTGTAATACCACAATTAAAACAATGATATGATACTAAATCACCCTCATTCTTTAATCCACCTCTCATTCT